AAAAAATGGATTAAGGATGTAGACAACAAATACATTCCAACAATCGTATTTGCTTTAGGTGCAATTTTAAATTGCATTGTAATGAATAATGTTACTGTAGAAAGTATCGTAGGTGGTGCTATTTGTGGTTTAGCATCAACAGGACTTCATCAAGCTTTTACACGCTTGATTGAAAACAAAGAAAATTAGAGGTGTGTGTATGCAAGAAATTTTGATGCAAACATATACTATCGCTTTACCTGTTGTGTTAGGCTATATAGTTTGGTTATTACAAAATCAAAAGAAATCACGTGATGCAAATTCACGTGGGACTATGCTTCTTTTAAGGGTACAACTGATTGAATATCATTCCAAATACACTAAAAGAGGGAACATTCCAAGTTACGCATATGAAAACTTCAATGAAATGTATGGCGCTTATCATGATTTAGGCGGTAATGGGATGGTAACTCACATGAAAGAAGAAATAGATCAGTTACATTTTAATAAGAATGAAGAGAGCGAATAGCTCTCTTTTATATTAGGAGGAGAATAAGTGTGAAACAATATGTAGGAGTTAAATTAATTGAAGCAAAACCAATGACAAGAGGGGATTATAACAAATATCGTGGATGGACTATTCCGAAAGATGAAAACCCTAATGATGAAGGATATTTAGTTAAGTATTCTAACGATTATGAAAGCTGGTCTCCTAAAAAGCCATTTGATGATTCTTATAGAGAATATGATGTAAATGCATTACCTAAAACAGCTATTGGCATGATTAGTGGCGATTACAAAGAGAGATTTAAAGCTGAATATGAGCAACTTATTATTAGATATAATGGCTTAAATAGAATGATTGAAAAATGGGATGCTGGTCAATTAACTTTTAAACCAACTTGTCCTAGAAGCACATATGATTTGCAATTAAAAGCTATGAAAGATTATATGGTTGTTTTAGAAGCTAGAGCAGTTATTGAAAATGTTGAATTATAGGAGGTAATGAAATATGACATATGAATTAAAACAAAATTTAGCAAATAGTGCTAATTATGGGGCACAAAGAGATTTATCAAAAATCAAATATTTAATTATTCATTATACAAGCAATGATGGTGATAGTGATGAAGCAAATGGAAAATACTTTGCAAACAATGTAGTAAAAGCATCTGCACATTACTTTGTCGATGATAATTCAGTAACTCAATCAGTTCCAGATGATTATGTTGCTTATAGTGTTGGGGGTAAATGTCAATCAAATCATCATCCAATGTATAAAGTAATCACAAATACAAACTCAATTTCGATTGAAATGTGTGATACTAAAAAAGATGGGAAGGTAGAAATTACCAATCAAACTTTAGAAAATGTCTATGCTTTTTCACGATTATTAATGAAAAAATACAACATTAGTATTGATCATGTTTATCGTCATTATGATGTTAATGGTAAATTATGTCCTAATTGTAATGGTTTATTAGATGAAGCCATTTGGCAAAACTTTAAAAACAATATCGTTAATTCAACAGTTGGAAATCTAGGGACTTCAACAGCAACTGCTGTTCCAGTACCTGCAGTAAACCCTAATAAAGATTCAATTGTCTCAAGAGGACAACAACATTCAATCAATTTCACAGGACATACAATTTCAACTGATGGTATTTGCGGAACAAAAACATTGGCAAATGTTGCACGATGTTTCCAAGTAGCAATGAATAAAGATTATGGCGATAAATTAAAAGTAGATGGTGCTTTTGGTAAAAATAGTAAAGCAGCTTTAGATGAACATTTTGTTAAAAAAGGAGAAAAGCAATATTTAGTAACTGCTGTAGAAATTGCTTTAATGTGTAGGGGATATGATCCTAGCGGAGTTGAATGTCCTGGTAAATTTGGAGATGGTTTAGAAAAAGCTGTAAAACAATTTCAAGCAGATAGAGGATTAACTGTTGATGGAATTGCTGGAAGAAATACCATTTTAAAATTAATTGGATGTTAATCATTCAAAATGATGTATAATTAAACCGTAAAATATTTGTATTATAACTAATTTATTTTAGTAAATAATTCGACGTCAAAACAACTGAATATTTTATATTAAAAAGCCTATCCATTTCATAGATTTGGATAGGCGATTTTTTATTTCAATTAAAATAAAGTATAATACAATATGAAACAGTATAAAATAGTATGAAAACATATATAAGAAAAATCTCATTGCAAAATTGCAGATAACCAATGTATAATATTTGTACAAATTGTGAACAAGTTGTTACTTTTGTGAATAAGTAGGAGGAAAAATTATGGAAGGAAAATACTCAGCGCTTGATATAGCTAGGTATATAATAAATTATTCGATAGACATTGGAAAACCTGTTTCTAATCTAAAGTTGCAAAAACTTCTATATTTTGTTCAAGGTAATTTTTTAAGAATTTTAAAAAAACCTTGTTTCTATGAAAATATAGAGGCTTGGAAATATGGACCAGTTGTTCCAAATGTTTATAGTGAATTTAAAATGTATGGATCAAACGACATTCCAAAAATTTTGAATTATAATTACTTTGAAAAAAATAAATATCGTTCAATAAAAAAGAAATTTTCATTTAATTTGCCTGAAAACGAAAAAGAAATTGTTAATGGTGTTGTTATTGCGTGTGCCGATTTCAGTTCAAGTTATCTTGTTACATTAACACATAATCAATCTCCATGGAAAAATTCATTTCATGGATATCCAACAATTATTACTTTAAAAGAAATGAGGGATTATTTCTGTGACTGATTTAAAAATTGGAGAAGAAACACAACAAATAGATAATGAAATTGAAACAGGTTATGTTGAATGTAAACAAAAAACCGAAGAGTTAATAGCTAAATTAATTTCTATAGAAAATGAAGATGAAGGATATGTAAAAAAATATATGCATATATAAAAGATAACTTTGTCCAAAAAAGACTGCTGTATTCTGTTATTTCATCAATGATTTATAGTTTATCCGAATATGAATTAAATGAATTAGAATATACGTGTGAACGATTAGTTTCATATGCGTATTCAACTAATAATCATCATGATGACGATATAATAGCTAGAAAAGTAGTTCTAAAATTGTCTGATCATATTAATCTTGCACTTGCCCAAGAAAGGTATATTAATCGATTGAATGATGATAGTTTAAATAACAGTTTTGAGAAAGTCGATAGTTTTATCGAAAAATCCAATGACATAGAAACAAAAATAGAAAACATGAACGGGCAAGTGATTTCAATTCTAGGAGTTTTCACTGCAATTGCATTTGTTGTTTTTGGTGGAATTTCTTCAGCTTCAAGTATATTTAAAAATATAAATTCTGCTTCTTTACCAAAATTAGGTGTTCTTACATCGATTTGGTCTATTGCAATTTGCAACATGGTATATTTTTTACTTTATTTTATGTCTAAAATGACAGGAACAAATATTAAAACAAATCTGAGATGGAATGCACCTGTATATAGGAGACATCCATACATATTTTTGATTAACTCATTCCTAATTGCAACATTATTAATTAGTGCATGGCTTTGTATAATAGAAAAAGCTACAGGTAATTCTTGGATTATGATGATCGTTGCTAACAATAAGGACTTCTTATTATTTGGGACGTTATTATTAATTATTCTAATTGTTGTTTTCTTCATTGTTTTATTATTTAAAATGAGCAGTGATAGACACGATTATTAAAAAAGAAGCCAAGAAATCTAATTTAAAAGTTAGTTTTCTCAGCTTCTTTTTTTATTTATTCTGCAATTGAAATATTTTTAATGCTTTTTGAAGAGTTGTTTCTATGTAATGATAATTATCTGTATCGAATTCCGTACTATATTCATCTAAAATCTCAATAGTTGTAAAATAGGCTACATCATCTTCAACTTCATAAAATACTCTACATTCTCTATCCTTATTATATATAGCAATTAAATCTTTTAAATCTTCAAT